TTCACTTCTACCATCCAGCCATTACCCACCATTGTTTTACCTACCGCTTCAGGCAGTTCAATGATTTCGTTTTGAGTTACCTCAACGTCTTTGCCTTCTATCTTTCCTAGATAAAACGGCCTTAATGCTCTGTATTTCTTCATTTTAATATTTTTGATAGAAGGCTTGTTTTACCAAGCCTTCTAAGGTTTAAAATGATTAAGCAATTAGCGCGTCTTTCATTGCAGCGAAAGAAGCTGGGTGACGGAGGGCAATATCCCAATAGGTATTTACCACCATGCGCACCAAAGCGTAGTCTGCTTTCGTGTATGGATCTACTGTGATGTCAACCCCAGCCCATTGGCCAATAATCAACTCATTCCAGTTACCAAAGATGATTGCATGGCAAATGCTATCGGCAGTTCCTTTTGTCAAGGTACTAGGCACATTGTTTGAACCAATTGCACGGTAGCCATTCAAGGTGTTGTCTTCGCCCCAGATGTAACCCGAAACGCCAGAAGCTTTTAATGTGGTTTTCAATTTCCCTTTCACGCCTGGTGTTGATAGATAATTTAAGTTATCCATCAAAGCGTTGGCAGTGTCCACCGCTGTTTCCAAGCCTACTATGTTTCCAAAAGTTGGAATCAAACCATTGGTACCACCAGCAACCGAACCGATTCCCGAAGTATTCAAGATACCAGTAGGCTGGTTGCTTGAACCTGAACCATTGATCGCAGCCACATCCAAAGCAATCGCGATGGCATCTTCAAAAGATTTACGTGTGAATGCTTCTACTCCAATGCTCGACTGTGCAAGCAATTGTTTTGAAATCTCAGTCGCACGAGCCAAACGGTGAGGAGTTAAGCTTATTTTGTTGAAGGCATCGTCTGCCTCCGAAGCTTGTCCGTTTTCAGCGTACCAGCTTGCTGCGCCTTGTGTGTTGTGGCGTGGTAAGTCCACGTTTCCTACAAGGTTGTCCAACACTTGCGCGCCCAATCCTATTACTACAGGTTTTGGGTTCAAAATTGGAATCAAGCCACCTAGCTCGGTAGCTACAGTATGCCCGCCTGCAGTGGTAGTGCCTACCGTCAAATCCCTTTGAGCGCGCCCCAATTGCACGAATGAAGCTGGTAAGCCAACTCCGTTCAAAGAAAGTCCGCTCGCACGTGCTTCTTTTTCGGCTTCTTGGTGCATTTCGCCTTCGATACCATCTAGCTGTTTTCCTGCCATGTGTTGGCGAATAGCCTTGTGCAACGAATAGCGAGCGGCCACTTTTTTTTCTTCATTACTTGCCGATTGCACGCCTGAACCGCTTCCAACTGTAGAAGCTCTCGCCTCTGCATCTTCTGCCACTTTGATTTGATCGTCCAAAGCTTCCACTTGCGCTCTCAAATCGTTGTACTCTTTGACCTGTACTTCGGTCATTCCATCGGCTTTTTTGCCTGCTTCGTACAAATCGCCCATTTTTTTCAATAGCGCGCCTTTGTCTTCTCTCAATTTTCGTAACATCTCGTTATCGTTTTTATTTGTGATTATTCATAGTTAAAAAATGCTCGTGTGCGTCTGGCAAAGCCAGCAATACAGGTTTTTCGACCTGTGTTTCTTCTTCTGGTTTTTCTGGCTCTTCTTTGCCTTCTATCGTGTCCAGCACTTCGCGCACTGTCATTTTTTCGATGTCGGCAAATGATACCTCGCGGCCCATGTTGCGTTTGATAAACATAAGCGCATTCGCTGTTTGGTCGCCAATGCTTTTGCGTACCGCGTCAGGATTGGAAGGAATGTTTACTATCGAAAGCTCCAGAAGCTCTTGCCCAGCGAAATAGTAGGTTTCGTTTTTTGCGCCCCTTGCTTCTTCGCCAGTGCCGTATTTGCCTTCACCTTTTGGAAGGAAGCCCACCGAAACAGCTTTCAATGTTCCGGCTTTCACTTTCTTGAAAATCTTCTCGGCTTTCGGGTTCACGTCTTCGGTTTCGAAGGTCACGTCTACCATTAGCTGGCCGTCACGCACATAGGCGCGCCCGCTTCCAATTACATCGTCAGGATCAGCCTTTAGGCACATGCCACCACCGTAGACATCGTGCTGATAGCCGATAATGCCGTTTTTGTTGAAAGCCTCTAAATCCCAATTGTCCTGGTTCAAGATAGTGCCGTGTCTATCCTTGCTTTTGGTGCTGGCTATAAAAGTGATCGTGCGCGTTTCGTCCACATTGGCGGGCAATTCACGTACCGTTCCGTACACGCTTTTTATATCTCTAGTTGGCATGTTCTAAATGGTTATGGCCGTTTACTTTTGGCTTGGAAGCCGTTTCTTTTTTGTTGTTGTTGATCTGATCGTCTACACGATCTACCGGCACCATCGCGCCTTGCACATAGTACCTATTGCCGCCCTCGTATGGGTTCATGTCTTCCAACTCGCGCACCTCATTTGGCGACATCACACCTGTGTTTAGCATGGCTTGGAAATACTCTTTTCGGGCGTTGGTATCGCCACGCATGAGCGCATTGAGGTTGAACTTTACATAAAAAGGCGTGTTGCTTTCTTGGTTCGAAAGCGGGAAAAGCTTTAGGTTCAGTTCTTGCTCAAAGCTTTTGATCAGTGGCGTGAGCGTGTGTTTGATGAAGACTAAATCTTGCTGCTCGGCATTGCTGAAGGTGGCGCGCTCGTAGTCTTGCGCCAATGTAGGCGGCACTCTGAAAATGCCGTATATTTCTTTCTTGTTGAAATTCTTAGATTCAATGTAGGCAACGTCCGAAGCTGGCAAAGTAAAGGGGATATACTTCATGCCACCACCCAGCACAGGCGTAGCCCCTTGGTTTGCACCTTGTGTCATGCCTCGCCAAGCATTCATGTTTTGCTCGCGCTGCTCCTTGGTTAATGCCTGATCGGTAGTAAGCAAGCCAGGCGGACGCTCGCCAATAATTTTGCCTCCGTATTTGTCGAGCTTGATGCCCATGCCCAAGGTCTCGGCATTTTGGCGAATGGGCGAAACGCCAATAATTCCGTTTAGCGTGAAGACTCTGAAATGGAGTACATTTTCGGCTGAATACTCAAAACCCTTGTGGCGATACTTAATAGTACCATTGTCGTATTTTACCACGTCCATTTCCCAAGCGTAGGCAATGGTGAGTTTTACAGGCTGAAAGAATCGATCACGTTCTATGATGGCGTAGGCATTGCCCCACGCTTTCACCTGCGCGACCACCGTAAACCAAAAAGAGAAAGAAGACATTACGCCATCGGGACTGATAGCCAGCAATGTTTGAATTTTGTTGTTGATTGTTTTTTTCTGATCGCCTACGTTCTGGTACACCTTTACCGGCAACGCGGCCACAGATTCAGAAAGGATATTGATAGATGTATAAACAGCAGCAATTTTGAACGAATTGGATTCGCTCACATTCTCGCCACTAGAAGTGGACGAACCAAAAATATCTAATAGCCAAGTAGCTGGACTTCCAAGGGTCGAAAATGACCTATTCGAGACATCCCAAACATATTTTGTAAAAAACGACTGAAAAAGTGCTGGTTTACTGTTCAACTCGCCTGTGATTAGGCAAGCAAATACGAAAAAAAATATTATGCTGTCAACTTACATAATGTTAGTTTATTCTTCTTCCTCTCTTTTTCAATAAGTGTATACCACACCCTTTGAAAAGAACCAAAGCCTGAATAACGCCTTTCGCCAAAGTTTTTTTCGTGAAATCGTTCTATTGCCAAATAAGATTGCTCCAAGGTATTTCCTGCAATACGTTGTTGTTCAACTAATTGCATAAATCCTTCACTTGTAAGCTGGCAAAGATTCAATTGTAATTCCACTGTAAACATTATTTTTATACCGAAATATAGTAATAAATCGGAATAATGTTGTGTATATTTGTTAGGTTATTTTAGTAGTTAGTCGCTAGTGGTTAGTGGCTAGTCGTTAGTAAATAGTAGTAAAATGCAAGTAGAAATAATACAAGGTAGAACCAATGCGCACCGATATCTTTTAAGGATTGAAAACAAAACGGCCAAGCTTGTTTTATTCGAAAAATTCAAGAAAATAAAGCCACTAACGACTAACTACTAGCCACTAAAAAATGCCTACCATACCAAAAATAAAACGCCCTTGGGCTTCGTCTTCCAAACCGAAGGTAGATACTAGGAACGCTAAACACGATCCGTTTTATGATATGCCACGCTGGAGGGCTGCGCGTAAAGGTGTTTTGGATGAAGAACCGCTTTGTAGGATGTGTAAGGCAAACAACCAAATAACAGCCGCCCAAATGGTTGACCATATCAAGCCAAGATCGAAAGGTGGCGCAGACTTCGAAAGAAGCAACTTGCAGCCATTGTGTAATAAATGCCACGCTAAGAAAACGGCAAAAGGGGAGCGCAAATAAAAAATGGAAAAACTATTATTCGAATATGGGGGCTTAATGTATGAGCTAGAACATACAATAGACATATTTAAAAAGCGAGAACTTGTAGCAAAAATGAACGCCATAAATGCTGTCTTAAAAGTACCACTTATTGAATATCAATCTCCGTTTTTGAGAAAATTTAATAATAAATTATCGCAATAATGCCCAAAGGAAGAAAGGCAAGGCCAATAGAACAGCGAAAAAATGATGGCACGTTTATCGAAAGCCGCCACGGATTTGCTACCCCCGAAACTACCAAACTAGATGGCATCCCAAAGAAACCGGCAAGCCTCACGGCTGTGGGTTATGAATACTTTGTGGCCGTGTGTACTTACCTGATTGAAAACAACATGCTTGCCACTGCTGACATGACGGTACTAATCAGAATGTGCCAAACGCATGAAGTAGTGGTGAAGGCTCAAAAAGAAATGCGCAAGGGCATCATGATAAAAGTAAAACGCGCGAGTGGCATGGCCACCGAAAAAAACCCCGCCTTCCAATTATTCAAAGAATATTCTGAACTTCTTCTAAAACACGAACAATTATTTGGCATAACGCCAAGTGTGCGGGCTAGAATAAAACTTGGCGAGAAAAAAGATGAAGAAGACCCACTCGATAAACTTATCAGAATGCAGCAAAGTGCGTAGCATCAGAGGGACATTGATGTCCCTCTGTTAAATACAAAGATAGTGCTTTTGCTTTTGAAAAGTATTGCTATATTTGCACTGTGATTGTGGAGCGATCAAAGATATTGGGTTAAAGCCTTTCGAACTCTTTTACCCAACAAGGCAATGCCTAGTGATGCTCCACGTCATTAGGCATTTGTCATTTATAGCCTTTATTCGAGCCAATGGAAAGATTGGAGTCTCGATTCAAAATGAACCGATTAAGTAGGACGGGATATTTTAAGCCACTTGCTATTTAGTTCAAAGCGTTACAAGGGGAATCTATCGAAGCGCAACGGTGATACAAAGAGAAGAGCCGTAAGAATAGAGCGACAAGTGAATGTTGCACACTTAATCTCAAATGGTAGTTTTCACTGAAACTATTTATTTCGCTGGCGTGGGCTGAAAACTCAAAGCAAGTTAGAAATGGTAAAACTTCTTTAAAAAGGAGGAAGTAATACTATTTCTTAAACATGAACTTCAAATCTAAAGCAAGTATAATATGGAAGAAAACAAAGAAGTAAAGAAACATAAAATATATGAGGTAGCTGAAAAAGAGCAAGACTATAAGCCTAAGAAAAAAAAAGAAGTGGGTAAAAATAAATAAATACTAAAACAATGAAAGAAACACTAAACGACCACGGTATTCTTTTGCTTCAAGAAGTTGTGACAAAATTCAGGTATATTTTCTTTGACCTGGCAAACAATAAGTGGTATGACGATCAACTGATTTTGGAAAAATTCAACCCAAGACCAGCCCAGTTTAATATATGATTTCATTCGAAAAACTCTCCAAATTCTTCGAAACCCACCCCGCCATTTCGCTCCCCGATTTTTCGCGCGAAATGGGGAGAGGGCGCAACTACATGGAGCAGCTTTTGAAATCGGGCAAGCTTTCCGAAAAGCAAGCCCAGTACATACAGCCGTTTGTGGAGAAATACGGCTACACTGACAACTGTTCACTGCTAACTGTTCACTGAATTTGACCCCCACCGAACAATACTGCAAAGACGTACTTTCTGGCAAACAAGTGGCTGGGAAATGGGTGCGCCTAGCGGTAGAACGCCATGTAAAAGATTTAGAAAATGGCCACAAACGCGGCTTGGTGTTCGACCCGAAGGCGGCTGAGTTGGTGATCGGTTTTACTGGCTTGCTGAACTTGTACAAGGGCGAAGCGGGCAAAAAGGGCGCAAACTTCAAGCTTGAACCTTGGCAGCAGTTTATCACTAGCATGGTTTTTGGCTGGAAAAAGAAAGACGGCACCAGGCGATTCAATACCAGCTATACCGAGGTTGCACGTAAGAACGGAAAGACTACGCTATTGGCTGGGCGCGCACATGCCCATTTGTTTTTGGATGGCGAGGCCGCGCCACAGGTGTACGCTGGGGCCACGAAAGAAGAACAGGCAACTATCGTGGTGAACGATGCTGGACAAATAGCCAAAAACACGCCTTTCCTAAACAAACGGCTCGACTACACGCTACACAAAGGCATCTACAAGCGCGTGTTTGTCAAAAACGGCACTGGCTTCATTGCGCCCATTGGCCGAGACTCGAAGACCTTGGACGGTCTTGATCCATCTTACGGCATCATGGACGAATACCACGCGCACAAGACGGACGAACTGGTGAACGTAATCAACACCGGTATGGGCGCACGTAAGCAGCCGTTACTCGATTTGATCACTACGGCTGGCTTCAACAAAAATAGTCCGTGTTTCAAAAAACGCCAATCGATCTGTGAGATATTAGAGGGCAAGATTCAAGACGATAACACGTTTGGAATTATTTTTTCGCTAGATGAAGAGGACGAATGGAAAGACCCTGCCAACTGGATAAAAGCAAACCCCAATTTGCACGTATCAGTCGAACGCCAGTTTTTAGATTCGCAACTTGTAAAAGCAATAAACGAAGGCGGCACTACTGAAGTAGAGTATAAAACCAAGAACCTAAACGTGTGGTGCGATGCAGAGGCAACTTGGATTAGCGATATGAACTGGCTGGCGTGTAAATGCGAGTTTCCAGACTTGTTAGGCAAAAAGGCGTATTGTGGGCTGGATGCCGCCAGCACTACCGATATTACGGCCTTGTACATGCTTTTCCCGCACGAAAGCAAATTGTATGTGAAGGGCTTTTATTGGATTCCTGAAGACTTGCTGAAAACGAACGAAGGCAAGAAAAACAATTATCTTCCTTGGGTGCAAAATGGCTGGATAGAAACAACACCTGGTAACGTGACAGATTATGGTTATATCAAAAAAAGGCTTCGTGAAATTGCAGAAGATTACCAACTAATAAGAATCGGTTACGACAAATGGAACTTGACCCAAACCGCAAGCGAACTAATTGAAGAAGGCTTTCCAATGGCCGAGTTTAGCCAAGGAATTGCCAACATGAACGCACCCACCAAAGAGCTAGAACGGATCGTGTTAAACGGTACTTTGGCCCATGATGGCAACCCTGTGACTCGCTGGATGCTAGGCAATGTTCACAAAAAAACCGACAGCAACGGAAATATAAAAGTGGACAAAGAAAAGAGTGCCGACAAGGTGGACGGCATTGTGGCAATGGTGATGGCTCTTGGCGAGTTTATGACTGGCGATGA